TATATCAATACGATGAAAAAGAAAACTAAAAAGATGAATGAAGAGTGGAGTGATAAGTATAAAAAATCAATAGACTGCAATAATCCGAAAGGATTTTCACAGAAAGCACATTGCAAGGCTCGTAAAAAAGTAAATGAAGCAATGACAAAATTGCAAATAAAAAAGCGTGATGAAATTGCTGATGCCATTAGTGATAAAGAAATGGAAAAACGCTATGGTGATAAAAATATAAAATATGCTATTGCGACAAAACTTGCAATGAAAGAATCATCAATTTTATCTTCTATCGGTAAATCTGCATTAAAACTTATCTGAAATTATTATGGGTGAAGTATATCTCGGTAATCCTAATCTAAAAAAAGCAAACACACAGATTGAATTTACAAAGGATAATGTCCTTGAATTCCTGAAGTGTAAGGATGATCCTGTTTACTTTGCCCGTAAGTATATTAAAATCGTTTCACTTGATGAAGGTCTCGTACCCTTCAATATGTACGAGTTTCAAGAACGTTTAATTAGAAATTTCCATGATAATAGATTTAATATATGTAAGATGCCTCGCCAAACTGGTAAGTCAACTACTTGTATATCATATCTTTTGCATTATGCTGTTTTTAACGATAATGTTAACATCGCAGTCCTAGCAAACAAAGCATCCACTGCTCGTGACCTTTTGGGAAGGTTACAACTTGCTTACGAAAACTTGCCTAAATGGATGCAACAGGGTATTATATCCTGGAACAAAGGATCTCTTGAATTAGAAAATGGGAGTAAAATTTCAGCAAACTCTACATCTTCATCTGCTGTCCGAGGCGGCTCCTATAATGTCATCTTTCTTGACGAATTCGCGTTCATCCCGAATCACATTGCTGATGACTTCTTTGCCTCTGTTTATCCTACTATTACGTCTGGACAAAGCACAAAGGTAATTATTGTTTCTACCCCTAGGGGTATGAATCATTTCTACCGTATGTGGCATGATGCGGAGAAAGGTAAAAGTGAATATTTACCAACAGATGTCCACTGGTCTGAAGTACCAGGAAGAGATGAAGAGTGGAAAGAGCAAACTATTGCTAACACTTCAGAACAACAGTTTAAAATTGAGTTTGAGTGTGAATTCTTAGGATCAGTCAATACTCTAATTAATCCAGCAAAACTTAGAAATCTTGTTTATGATTCACCTAGAACTAAGAATGCTGGATTAGACATTTATTTTGAACCAGTAAAAGATCACAACTATATCATAACAGTTGATGTAGCGCGTGGTCTTGGGAACGATTACTCTGCATTTGTTGTTTTTGACACAACAGAGTTCCCATATAATATAGTCGCAAAGTATAGGAATAATGAAATTAAACCTATGCTATTTCCAAATATTATTTTGGATATGGCAAAGGCATATAATAATGCATACCTTCTTATTGAGGTAAACGATATTGGTGATCAAGTTGCTAGTATTCTTCAGTATGATTTGGAATATGAGAACCTGTTGATGGCATCGATGAGAGGTCGTAATGGTCAAATTGTTGGTCAAGGTTTCTCGGGAAAGAAAACACAACTTGGTGTAAGAATGACTGCTGCAGTCAAAAAGTTGGGTTGTTCTAATCTAAAAACTTTATTAGAAGATGATAAATTACTTACATGTGATTATGAAATAATTTCAGAATTAACTACTTTTGCACAGAAAGCAAACTCATTTGAAGCGGAAGATGGTTGTAATGATGACTTGGCAATGTGCCTTGTTATTTTTGCTTGGTTAGTATGCCAAGATTATTTTAAAGAAATGTCTGACCAAGATGTCAGAAAGAGAATATATGAAGAACAGAGAGATCAAATAGAGCAAGATATGGCACCTTTTGGTTTTATAAATGATGGTTTAGATAATGAATCATTCACTGATAGAGATGGTGATGTGTGGCATTTGGACGAGTATGGGGATAAATCATACATGTGGGACTACATGTAAAGGGTAGTTTTAATAAATAATTTCAGAATAATCTGAGATTCGGAGAACAAAAAGATGCCACTTAATTTAGCATCTCCTGGAATTGTAATTAGAGAAGTTGACTTAACGGTTGGGAGAGTAGATCCGGTGAGTGGATCTATTGGCGCTCTAGTAGCACCGTTTGCGAAAGGTCCTGTTAATGAGCCACAGCTCATTGAAAGCGAAAGCGATCTATTAGATACTTTTGGACAACCATACTCTGTTGATAAGCACTACGAGCACTGGATGGTTGCCTCATCATATCTTGCATACGGTGGAGTAATGCAAGTTGTACGTGCTGGAGATCAATCTCTAGTCAACTCTTTTGTAGGTACTGCTACCAGCATTAGAATTGATGGTGGTTTACACTACAACCAATTGGGTTATGGTGAAAATCCAATCACTAATGTAACTGTTGCTGCTAAAAACCCTGGTACTTGGGCAAATGGTATCAAGGTTGCTATCATTGATGGTAAAGCAGATCAAGTTCTAGCTGGAGTTAATACTACTAATATCAACGTTGGTGATACGATTGAGGTTCCTGTTCCTGCTGGCACTTATGATATTGGTGCAGATGGTACTAAGATTACCCTAGACGGGTGGTTTGCTGGCGTTATCTCCGAAGTTGTCGGCGTAAGTTCTATTGCTGTTAAGTTAGTAAATCATATCAGCGCTGCTGGAGTGGTTAAAGAAGTTGATTATCAGCAAAATGGGCAGATTAAATTCCCATCATCTTCAGCAACAAATGTCGCTATCCATACCGCAGGACAATCTGCAGCATGGGTCTCTAATCTTTCTATAACAAATGCATATGATTGGTTCTCTACTCAAGATATTGAATTAACCGTAGGGAAACTTGAGTGGGATCAATTAGCAAATGCACCCGGAACTTCAGCTTTCGCCGCTTCAAGAGGCGCAAGATTTGATGAAGTTCATGTTGTTCTCATTGATGATAGTGGTGAAGTAACTGGAAATGCTGGAACTATTTTAGAAAAGCATCTATCACTATCTAAATCTACTGATGCCGAATATTCAGTTGGAAGCACTGCATATTGGAGAAAGTATTTGGAAACTAATTCCAGATATATCTTCGGTGGATCAGCACCTGCAGGAGCAGTAGCAATTGATTATTCCAATGATATGAACTATACTCTGACATCTGATGCAGGTTGGGATCAACCAGCATCGGGAGTATCTTTTGCTGCAGTTGGTAATTTTGGTGCTACTATGAGTGGTGGTACTCTATATGGTGGTAAAGTTGACGATGCTTCTTCTCCTGCTGAGAATAAGCCAGGAGCATTTAGTCCCGGTCTAGATGACATTTTAACTGGATACACTCTTTTCGAGAATACTGAGGAAACTGAAGTTGACTTCATCTTGATGGGTTCTGCAAATTATCCAAAAGATCAAGCACAGCAATTAGGACAGAAGTGTATTGCAGTTGCTGAAGCAAGAAAAGATGCAGTCGCATTTATTTCACCCTACAGACAGGCATTCTTAAATGATTCATCTGTTGGAACTGTAACAGTTAATGATATCGACACCGTAACTAATAATGTAGTTGGATTCTACGGTCCTCTTGCATCTACAACTTACGGAGTATTTGATAGTGGTTATAAGTATATGTTTGACCGCTTCAATAATCAATTCCGCTATGTTCCTCTAAATGGTGACATTGCAGGAACTTGTGCAAGAACTGATATTGAGCAATTCCCATGGTTCTCACCTGCCGGAACTGCGAGAGGTGCAATTCTAAATGCGGTTAAACTAGTTTATAATCCAGGTAAGAAGCAAAGAGATATTCTATATTCTAATAGAATTAATCCAGTTATTCAATCCCCTGGTGCTGGTATTATTCTATTCGGTGATAAAACTGGTTTTGCAAAAGCATCTGCTTTTGATCGCATCAATGTTCGTAGATTGTTTATCTTCCTTGAAGATGCAATTTCTGCTGCCGCTAAGGATCAACTCTTCGAGTTCAATGATGAGATTACAAGAACTAGTTTTGTAAATATTGTTGAACCCTTCCTCCGCGATGTTCAATCTAAGAGAGGTATCTTTGACTATGTTGTTGTTTGTGATGAAACAAACAATACTGCTTCTGTAATTGACAACAACGAATTCGTTGCTGACATCTTTATTAAACCAGCAAGATCGATCAACTTCATCGGTCTTACTTTTGTTGCCACCAGAACTGGTGTTGCTTTTGAAGAAGTTATTGGATCAGTTTAATTAACGTATAAGAGGTTTAATTCACAATCATGCCTATTAGAAATCAAAAAAATCAACCGGCATTTAGAACAATATCTGACTTCAAAGGCAAGTTGACTGGCGGTGGCGCTCGTGCCAATCTCTTTGAAGTTGTTCTAAACTGGCCAACTCTCCTAGCACCAGATAATGAAGTTCGCAACAAAGCGAGATTCATGGTAAAAGGTGCCAATCTACCTGCATCTAATGTTGCACAGATTGAAGTTCCTTTCCGTGGAAGGGTACTAAAGATTGCTGGAGACAGAACATTCGATTCTTGGACCGTTACAGTTATCAACGATACTGATTTTGCAATTCGTTCATCAATGGAAAACTGGATGAATGGAATCAACAATGTTGCTGATAATACAGGTCTAGTAACACCTTCAGATTATCAAGCAAGTGCCTTTGTTCACCAATTAGATCGTGATGGATCTGTTCTCAGATCTTATAGATTCCATGGTGTATTCCCAACTCAGGTTGCCCCCATTGAACTATCTTACGATGCTCAAGGAATTCAAGAATTCACTGTTGAATTCCAAGTTCAATATTGGACAGCATTTAAGGGTGATGGTGATAATGCTGGTGGTGAAGATATCGTCGGCGCTGGTGGCGTTGCATAAATAAAGAATAACCAGAGCGCTTAAATTATACTATGGCAAAACTTTTTGGTTTTTCTATTGAGAATACCGAGCAAAAGTCCGCTACTATTGTCTCCCCTGTCCCTAAAAATAATGAGGACGGGGTAGATAGTTTTATTAGTAGTGGATTTTATGGTCAATATGTAGATATTGAAGGGGCGTATAGATCAGAATATGATCTTATAAAAAGATATCGCGAAATGGCACTTCACCCAGAGTGTGATGGTGCTATCGAAGATGTTGTAAATGAAGCAATCGTTAGTGATTTATACGATTCACCAGTTGAAGTTGAATTATCAAATCTTGATGTTAGTACTGGTTTAAAGAAAAGGATCCGAGAGGAATTTAAATACATCAAAGAACTCATGGATTTCGATAAGAAATCTCATGAAATTTTTAGAAATTGGTACGTTGACGGTAGAGTATTCTACTTAAAAGTAATTGATGTCGCAAATCCTCAAGAAGGTATTAAAGATCTCAGATATATTGATCCATTAAAGATTAAGTATATTCGCCAAGAAAAGAAAAAAGAAGGGCAAGCACCTTTAGATCCAGCGATTAGAATCAGAAGTCAGCAAGAAATTGTGCCTAATCCTGAGTTTGATGAATATTACATTTATACACCTAAAGTACAACATCCAACCAGTATGGTTGGTACAAAAAATTCAATCAAAATTGCAAAGGATTCAATCACCTATTGTACTTCTGGTTTAGTTGATAGAAATAAGAATAGAGTACTATCTTATCTTCATAAAGCAATCAAAGCACTCAATCAACTTAGAATGATTGAGGATTCTTTAGTTATTTACAGATTATCAAGAGCACCAGAACGTCGTATTTTCTATATTGATGTTGGTAATCTTCCAAAAGTAAAAGCAGAGCAATACCTCAAGGAGGTTATGTCTCGCTATAGAAATAAACTAGTTTACGACGCAAATACTGGTGAAGTTCGTGATGATCGTAAATTTATGTCCATGATGGAAGACTTCTGGTTGCCCAGAAGAGAGGGGGGTCGTGGTACTGAAATCACAACTCTACCTGGTGGACAAAATCTAGGAGAACTTTCTGATATTGAATATTTTCAGAAAAAACTCTACAGAGCATTAGGTGTACCAGAATCCAGAATCGCTGCTGATGGTGGATTTAATCTTGGTCGTTCTTCCGAAATTCTTCGCGATGAATTAAAATTTGCTAAGTTTGTAGGACGTTTGAGAAAGCGTTTTGCAAATATGTTCAATGATATACTCAGAACTCAATTAATTTTGAAAAATATCATTACTCCTGAAGATTGGTCATCAATGGAAGATCATATTCAATATGACTTCTTGTATGATAATCAATTTGCAGAATTGAAAGAGTCTGAACTTATGGAAGGAAGACTCGGTATGCTTGCAACTATTGAACCTTATATTGGTAAGTACTATTCTACCGAATATGTTCGTAGAAGAGTTCTTCGTCAAACTGATCGTGAAATTATTGAGATTGACGAACAGATTGAAGATGAGATCCAAAAAGGTATTATTCCAGATCCATCTTCAATTGATCCAATAACCGGAGAACCTTTACCGCAAGAAGGTGAAGGTGGAGATCTAGGTGCGGTTCCTGAAGAACCAGATCTTGAAGTGGAAGCACAAGCAGTTGATGCTCAGTATCAAAAAGATACTAAAAAAGCCGAACTATAAATAATCCAAACATTCACTTAAATTCATGGAAGATATTGTTGATTTGATTGCAACTGATGCGTCTGCCTCTGATATTCAAGATCGTATTAAAGATGCATTGATGGCAAAAGCAGCTGAAAGAATTGAAGCAATGAAACCTACTGTTGCCAATTCTTTCTTTAATGAACCAGAACAAGAAGTAGATACTGAAGTAGATACAGAA